GATGCATCAACTGAATACGGCTATGCACCTCGACGTCCAGACGGCGTGGTCGAATGAGCAAGTGGATCGGCGGCATTTGTGAAAGAACTATCGCTGCAAAAGATACGGCGAAAGACCAAAATTTCCAGTCCAAGTAAAAGGGAACAGCGAGTTCAGGGGTCAAGTACCACTCCTTCGCGCTTCGGAGCGCTGTTATAGCCAGTTTTTTCTGACCTTATTCCATCCCAGATTAGCTGCCCGCCCGAGATTCTGAAAGCGAGTTTATGAAAAGGCCGAAAAGCTCTCGGAGCCTTGAACAATAAGGGATATGCACGAAAACCCCGTTTTTTCTTACACCCCCAAAAAGCCGCAATCCATCAGCATTGTTTTTTTGAAAACTCAATGAAAACCGAGGTTTTCAAGCCGATAGTCCAATGAATAGGCGCCCAGTGACGTCGCCTGGCTTGGTCTTTTTTTTAGCATGAGGTGCAACAGGCTTTCACAACTCTTCAAAAATTTGCAGTCAATGAAATGGCCAGCCCTTCCCTAAGGCGCCCAGCCAGCCTGAGCCGTACATGCTTTTGTATCTCCACCGACTTTGCAAAAAAAAAGGATACAAAGCCCGTCGGCGGGAGGGGGATAAGTGCTTTTTCCCGTGCTTTTTTATGAGTGGTGGGATTTTCCAGAGTTAACCGGCCGGCCTTCGCGGTGACGCCGATGCCGTCAGTCGCCGAGTAGATGTAGCGCCATTCGCCTACCGATATACTGTTTGCATATACAGTATTTATATAGGGTAGGCATGTCCGATGAATAGAGAATCTGCGGTAGCCATAACCCCGGACTCGTCCGGGGTAGTGCAATGGCGGGTCATGCTGCGCGATGAGGTGGCATTGCTCGCAATGCCTGGAGCCCATCACAAAGCGTTGCTCAGGCAAGCCCATGCTCTGCACCAGGGACATATGATCGATGCTGACGAACTCGGCGACCTGCTGGAATTAGCGGACGCGGCGCTGGCTTACGCGATCGAATCGCTACTCGACCTCGACGCTGACGAGTAGGAGAAGCCATGCACGTACTGGTCACGCCTATGCGCTTACGTGGTATCGCGCTGGATCCGAAGGAGCGGCGCCGCTATCCGGCGATCCGAGGCAACGTTATGGTCAACTCTACTAACTGTCATGAGTTAGGCCGGGCCGCGAACGTTGCACGGGTCGAGGTGGGTATGCCGCTTGATCCAGATCCGCTGCCGCCTCTGCTTGACGCGACGCTGGCAGGAATGGCTGTAACGGGTTTTGTGTTGAGTGGAATTGAATTTATCGACGGCTGTGCCTTCGCACAATCGTGGTGGTGCCGCCTGGAATAGATACCTGGTGTGCAATACCGTAAATTCCTCTAAAAAATCAGTGAGGAAATAGGTCATGTCTTGGGAAGAAGATTTTTCAGTACTTACGCAACTTTGCTTTCGTTTGATCGAATCAGAAAACGGGAAAATAATTCCATCGGGTGGCGAGTGGAAAAACGATGCTCAAGTCATTGCCACAAAGATATTTTGGCATCTCGCATCGGCCCGACACTTGAGTAATGGAGAAATATTTGAGTTTGAAGGTGTGCGGCCATTTCCACACGTCGATCATTCTTCTGTCGCAATAGTTATGCGTGCGGCAGTAGAGGCATATCTAACGTTTCATTACGTATTTGTTAACAAGGACGAAAGCGTTTCGGTATATCGACACAAAATATGGAAGCTTGGAGGATTGGTTGATCGGAGTAAATTTTTTGCGAACACGCCAGAGAGCGTGCAAAAGCTTGCAGTTGAGAGCTTGGCAATAGACCAGCTCCGAATTGATATTCAAAGCGACACGAACTTCAATGTTAAAAAGTCGAAAAACTTACTGCAAGGCAAGTGGCGGGAGGATATAGGGTGGACAAGTCTGGCTAGCTTGGCAGGCTTTCATGAGGTCTATTTTAAAGATATATACAATCATCTGTGCGGTCATGCTCACGCGAGTTTCATAAGCGCCCTACAAATTAGAGATGCTTATGATATCGAAAGCCAGCGAATGTTAGCTGGTTCCATTCGACAAATTGGTTGCCTCCTTATGGCTCATTTCGCTTTTTCGTATGTTCAACTCTTTCCAGGCGCACAGAAAGCTCTGCATGAAGACAAAGTGGCTTTCGAAACAGCGAGTACGTGGAATATTCAAAAAGAGGATAGTGAGTTTATATACGGAAAAACCGTTCCTAAGTAGCTCTACTGCTTGTGATGAATCGTACTTTTTCCCACGGCCCCGTGTACCCTTGAGAGGGATACTGAAACTCAGGATGTGTTGCGATGTATTCGAGTGTGAGAGTGGAGGCCTTGTCGGCATTTTTAAGCAGCTGGTTTGCTATAAATTCCGCCCCGGCGTCGGCGCTTGCGTAAATGAGGGTGAATTGATGGGGTAAGTAAAAATCTTTGTAAAGCGGAATGCTTCTACTGTTGAACTTAGGAAGGTCTTCTAAGTAAGAATCCACAATAAGCGCAATCTTGGCAGGCGACTTTATCAAGCCTAGAGTGTTAAGGTGCTGAAGTGCAATGCACCATCCTATTATTTCTCGCGGGCTGAGGAGCGATAAATACTCTATGCAGAATGGAGTCTCATAAGAGTAGGTGTGTTTAGGATCTGTTTTGTCTGAAAGCCATTCGGCGAAAATAATACCTGTAGCCGAATGGTTCTCCCCATTTATGATTTTGTCATTGGTGTCAATTGCAATCATTGTGTCAAAGCAGCGTAATGCGCTATTCGCGTCTAAGTGGAGATGGCCGCCGCTTAGTGGCGTAATGCTTAGCGTCTTCGGCGGCTTGCTGTCTCGATCATATGTAACCTGATGATAACTATTTACAATTGGCATTGTGGTGCTGAATGATTGGTCGGCGGGGTTGTAAGAAATGTCAATCGCTGATACTTCTTCTTTCGAAGTGAAGTATGTGTAAGCAGTGCGGGGTTTCACCGCTGATTTAGATTTCTTCGATTTTTTACCTTTTTTTTTGTTCATGTAATGCCCTTTATTTATAGAGTGATAGAGGTTAATACTCCCTCTAACTTCTTGATTTTTGTTGCTGCCGTACCAAATGACGACGCATTACTTGGAACTGGCGAACTCCCGTGGACGTGGGAAGCGATCGCAACGTTCATTTCTGCTACGACATCCAGAAACTCACCTAATATTTTTAGCACGTTCACGCTTTCAGAACCTACCCAAGTTTTCGGTGCTAAAAACTGCTGAGACGCGCTCACAACGCTTCGGCGCAAACCTTCAATCCGTTCATGCATGTCGCCGCCCACCGTGGTGTTGTGCTTCTGCGCCACAACCAGGTTCAGATCACGACCGGTCGCCTGGTGCAGATCGTCCACCGCCGCCAGGCTCGCGGATCCGCCTGACATCAGCTTGAGCGCGCCCAGCGCCTCGATCGTTTTCACACCACCTACCGACTCGGTTGAGTGGTCATCGATCGTCTGCGTGTGGCTCTGGAACTGCTCGCGGTTGTCCAGGGCTTCAACCTCGCGCTCGATCGCCTGATCCCGAATCTTGCCATCAGTCTGGCGTAGCCAGTTGCCGTCGGCGTCGACGCGCTGCTGCGCTGCCGCGCTGTGCTGCCACACCTGATCACCTTTCGGCACCTTCGGCATGCTCAGGCCATGCGGCAATATTGATTGAATGTAGGGCTTGTTCGGCAGGCCGTAGGCAAAGCACACCACGACCCGCGTACCTTCTTCCGGAAAGGCATAAATACCCATTTCCTCGCCACCGGTGGGCAGCGGTAAAGGAACGCCAGTGAGCGGCGGCATGGCCGGATCTGGCTCGTCATCCGGGCCAAGTACGACAATATCCACGGCGTAGCGCGGACGGAAGTCGTCGCACAGGCCGGCGTCCGCCGGCGCGTCGGCCACGGCGGTAACCCGGGCAAAACGCGGCAGGTGGTAACCACCGGTGAGTTCGGGAAATTGGCGCTCTACAGAGCGGCGGATTGCGTCTTCCATCGGATAGCCATCTGGTCATTGGTCAGCATCACCGTGGTGATGCGCTCGCCGTTGTTGATCGTTGCACCTGGTCGCACGCCGGGAAGGGCCGCGACCATTGCGCTCTGGTTGCCTTGGTAGCCGTCGAACAGCTCCGTGGGGATTTGCAGCGGCGCACGTGCGCCGAAAAAACTGTCGGCCCAACTGCCGGCGAACACTTCACCGTTGCCCAGCTGGTGCCAGGTGAAGTCAGGAATGCTGAATACCCGGGCGAGACTGTCCATCGCCTGGTAACCGGCGGCGAGGCTGTAGAAGTACGGCGTCTTCACGCTGGCGTATGGTTGATCCGGAACGCGGAAGCGCAGCCCGGTTTGTTCGCTGACCTTGGCCAACACGGCGCGCAGATCCACATGACGCAGGTTCAACGGCAACGGGTTGGCCAGCACTGCCGCCAGTTCCCGGCAGAACAGCACCTGCTCGACCGCATTGGCGGCGGTGCAGCGCTCGACGTAGCCGATGAAGTGGCGTTGCAACGTGCCTTCGTTGTAGCCGATGTCCAGCGTCACCAGACCTTTCAGCGGCACAGGGGATTGAACTGTGAAGTTCGCCCGGCCGGGGCTGGTAGCGTCCAGCCGGACGTCCTCCTTGATGAGAGCAATCGGGGCGCCGTTGATGGAAAGTATCTTGTGCAGTTTCACGTCTGCTCACTCCCGCCCAGCCACTTATCCACACGTCCCAGCACCTTTTCGAAGCCGCTCAGCGCGGGGTTGTCGCTGGTTCCTTCTCCGTTGCCGGCACCGCCGTCACCGACCGGGCTTCCCGGGGCGCCTTGAGCGTCTACCTTGTTGCCGGCGCGCCGGCCTTCGACTTTCTCCGGGTTCGATTCGCGCTCGCTCAGGGTGAATTGCACAAGCCAGGCTTTCAGGGTGTCGGCTTCCCGCGCACTGACTCCGTCGGAGAACTCCACCTGACGCACGCCGAAGGTTTCGGCCGTGTCGTTCACGATCCGATACAGATGCAACTGACCACCGCCGGCGGTGGCTTCAGCCATGCGCAACAGATCCGTCAGCTGAGTTTTATCCACAAAGGGAATCATCAGTGAGACTGCCAGCGTCTTAGGCTTGAAGCCTTTGTGAGCCTTGTCGGTGTTGCTGGTCTGGCCGGACATATCGCCGCTTTCGATTCGCAGGTTGGCCGTGACCTTGAGGTTCTTGCCCTGGACTTTTTGCCCGTCGAGTAGCAGCGTCATAGGCCCACCAGTTCCCGCACAAAGCTCAGTCCCTCTTTGCTGCCGACCAACAAAACCCCGGCGCATTGAATCCATTCGTGGCCTGGCGCATCGCCGGCCAACAACTCGCGGCGTAATTCGCCGGCGGTGCCTGGTCCAATCATCCGCGCGCGCATGCTGACGTCAGGATTGCCCCCGGCCAGCAGGTCTTTCAGGTCAGCCAATTGTTTATCTCGCCCCTGCTGCTGGGCGCTCTTGCGCGCTGCCAGCGCTGCAAGATCGGCCAACGGCGAGCTGTCGGCGGCGTAGCCTTCCAGCACGGCTATTTGACCCGCCATCGACTGTTTGGCGGCTTTGACCACGGTGCAACGTTCCAGCGGCAAACCTTGCCAGCGTGGCAGCGGCCCAGCGCCGGGGATCTCCCACTTTTCGCTCTCCAGTTTCAGCAGGTGTTGCGCCCGGCGCTCGGTGCGCACCAGGTCAGGGATGGGCAGCAGTGCATTGAATCGCGCCAGGCTGCTGGCCAGCTGTTCCAGGCGCGTGCCCAGGAACAGGATCGACAGCGCGTATTGCGGCCCAGTCGGACGCCCGCTGTCGCTGACGTCTTCCAGTTTCTTGGCGAGATGTTCCAGCGCGTTGGGCGCGGACAGAAAGCGCTGATAGCCCGCGCCCTGGCCAACACCACTTTGAAATGGTGTCACGACCAGGCACGCCGGAACCTGCCCCATCTGCTCGGCCAGCGCTGCACGTCCGGCCGCGATCGCGCCTTTTGCTGCACCACCGACCGGCCCCGGGTTGGTGTTGGCCAGTCCACTCAGGCCAGCCAGGCGCTGGGCGGTGCTGGCCAGTTCGCCACCGGCCAGATCCTTGGCCGCTGACAGCCCGGCCATCCACTGCGTGGCCTGCTCCGGCCAGCGCATTGTCACCGGTGCCCAGGTCATGCCGGCGGCGTCCAGGTGATGGCTTTCATTGCCTTCAGATTTTTGTCTTTCTGAGCCTTCGCCACAGCTTGGCGCAGTGTTTCCGCGTGCTGCTGTGCGGCCTGCCGGAAGCGCACCAGGTCAAGGCTGACTTTCTGCAATTGTTCGATGGTGTGCGGTAGGAAAGCCAATACCTGGTCGACGTCATAGCAGGGGTAAACGTCGTCCAGACCCAGCAGCACCTGGCCATTCAAATTTACCTGGTCATCGATCGCGCTACTGTAGCGGTATGGCTCACCCAGCGCGCTGGAACTGAAGCCGCCGGCGATGTAAGCCGCGCAGTCAGCAGCGATTGCTTGCAGTTTCTTTTCACGCAGAGCAGCCAGCACAGCGTCGATATCATCAACCCATTCGCCATTCTTCCAGACCTGACTAGGCCCGGGCTTCTTCATGGTGAAACCCGCCGGCACCCCTTCGAAGCCTTCCAATGTTCGCGGCTCGCCGGTGTCGGTGCTGTACACCACAACGCCGCCGAAGTAATCCACCAACTGCCAGGCCTTACCATTCCACCACGCGGCTTTGTGTTCCGGAATCGCGGGCGGCTCCGTTTCGACGCATCCACCAGGAATCAAGTAAACGCCCGGCTCCAGCGGCGATTCATCAGCTTTTACGGCCCCAACGAAGATGCCGAGGTGATCTGTCTGATATACAAATTTTTCAGTCATGCTCGATCTCAATATTTGATGCAGTAGAAAAGGGCCATGTTGCGGGGGCGGGTCTCGGTGCCGCCGGCGGCAGCGACCGTTACGCCGTGGGTGTGCGCTCCGCCGCCGCCCACGCCGACGTTGTGTGCGTGAAGCCCGGCGGCGCCGATGCCAACGTTGTGTGCGTGGTTGCCCTGGTAGTCGGTGCGCATCGGTTGGTTATCGGCGTTTTTTCCTCCTGCCATTTCCAAGTCGACGATGCTGCCGCCGCCCGCTGGGTAACCCACAGAGATACCTTGGCCCGTAGCTGCAATGCGCCATCCATGGTCGTGGTTACCTTGAGCATCAGTCCACGCGCTGTGGACGTGGTTTCCTTGCGCATCAGTCCACGCAGCGTGCAAGTGATCGCCCACCGCCGCCGCTGACGCAGAGTGCGCGTGGGAGTGGAGTTGCATGTCCTGATACACCCCGAACGCTCGGCCGGGATCCAGACCGCGACCGTCGTCCCAGGCGCGTGGGAATAATCCGCGCATGTCCGGCAAATTAAACGTGGTTGAACCGTCACCAGCGCCGTAGTGCGTCCCAAGCCAGGCAAAGAGCTGCGCGTATGTGGCACGGGAAACGGCTGCGCCGTTGCACTTCAACCATCCCGCCGGGGCGGCAGTCATAGCAAATGCAGCCACCATGCCGGTCATCGAATCACCGACTTGTTTTTGCAGCTTGTTCAGTGCGGCCGTCGACGCGACGATCTGACTGCTATTGGTTCCAGGATCATCGCTGATTGCGTTGGGCAAGTTGCCCAGTCCTACGTCTGCTTTGGTGGTTGCCCGGGCGCGCAACTCCGCGTAATCCCCTTTACGCGCCGCCAAATGTTCAATGAGTGCGCCTGCGATCGGCTCAGGCTCACGAGCGTCGTAAATCTCTGTAGGGGATGCGTAATAAGCGATCGGCACGCAGTAATGGCGAGCGCCTGCAGCGTCCGTGTAGTCGCCCTGCTGTCCGAAGACTACTTTCCACGTCGCTACCCGATCGCTTAATTGCCGCTCCAGGCAAACGTCGAGTGTCACGGTTCCAACGGCAACGCCCGATAAAGGCACAGGCTTTTCCATGAACACCCGGATGCCTTCGATGTAGGCAGTGCCAGCGCCCAACTGGAAACCGTTTTCGCCCTTCCCGAATGCCAAGGAGTTACCGAAAAAGCAGGCGCGGCCGTACACGTCACGGTTGCTCAGGCGCTCTCGCTCATCAATGCCGGCAAGGCGCACCGTAAAGTCATGCTGCCAGGTGCTGGCATCGATCTTTACGCCGGTCAGTTTCATAGCGCCGTCAAAGGCCACCAGGAAATTGCGGGTAACGTTGTTGCCGATCTGCTCCGGCGGAATGTTCCTGCGCTTTTGTTGCAGAGGCACCGACGACGCGGCGAACAAGATGCCGTCGGCGTCCTCGAGGCCGACCCAGTTAAAGTCCCAGTCGCCAACGTCAGACCCCAACTGTGCGCTGTACACCACCTGGTTCGGATTCACGAAACCCGCGTTCTTTTCCGGGATGGTGTAGACGTGAACGATCTGTGCAGCCGGTGGCTTGCCGGCAGCGCGATCGAGCGGCGCGGTCGGATCAAGCCCGGGCACATTGGCAAAGATGAAGCGGCTGACGATCAGCGGCTTTTGCTGGCTTTGTTTAAGGGCGATTTGGCTTTCGCCGGCCAAGGTAATACTGGCGCTCACGGTGCGCTCCTACAGGCTGGCAACCAGCGTTTGCTGGTCGTCGTTGAAGTCGATCAGGGCGATTTGCAGCCCCACAGGGGTGATGGTGACGAAGTCGTAGCGCCGGCAGGTTCGGCCGTATTGCTGAATCAGCACGCGCAAAAGCTCGGGATTGAGCGACAGTTGAGCGTTGCTGAACTTCAGCAGCACCACGTCCCAATCGCGGTCGGGCTGACGTTCCTCGATCTCGACGTAACCCACGCCCAGTCGCTCGAAAATTCGTTTCAACCCGGCGGTGCTGCCGGCGTCGACCGAGTTGATGAATGCGTATTTCACGCGCAGTCGAAACAGGGTCTCGGGTTCGCCCTTGAAGCGCGTCACGTCCCGCTGCCAGGCCCACAGTTCAAGGATGCTCATGTGGCAGGTGTCTGGATCGATCTGCGAATAGGGCCAACGCAACCAGGCGGTGACGGTTTCCCACCACGCCTGTGCAGCCGCGACCAGTTTCGAAAGCTCGGTACCGCCAAGCCAGAACGGCAGTTTCAGTTTGTTCATTGCACGTTCACCTTCAGCGACGTCAGGCGCGGGATGTCCAATCCGCTGGTGATGTCGACGCCGGGGGTAAACCGCAATGAGGCGATATCGGCAAACTGCTGGTGCAGTTCTTCCGCGAGGCGACTGAAGCTGAAACGCGACTGGGGATAAGTCAGCGTCGGCTGATAATCGCGGGGCGTGCTTTCCCGAAACGCGGCGCGGATGAATAGATCGATCTCACTTTTCAGCGTGTCGATCTGCTCGGCGCTCAGATTCGGTTGCGGCCAAAGCGTCATCGCAACACTCACAGGCACTTCGGGCATGACCATGGCCAGCAGATCATCGCCGTGGCCATGGTTGCCCTGGTCGCGGATGTGCGAATTGATTTGCTCCAGGTAAGTCGCCGCCGGCA